ATTGATTGTCAGAAACAGTTCATTGAACCGAGTACTCCATGACCAGCCCTCAACATAACCTTCAAAATCTCCACCTGATATTTGAGTGGGTAGGTGTTGAATATGAACTGGCATTCCCATAAATACAGCTAGTAGATCATCCCGATCTGTGTTATCTATTTCAGGGTTAGTTATTGGAAATGTAATCGACTGGAATGCTGGAATTGGGTAGGCTCTTTGGGCTATGTATCGATCGGCAATAGCCTGAGCATCGACAGTTCCATGAACCCGAGAGTTAATCGTTTCGGCTTTGTAACCATATAGGGCAATTGAAGCGGCATCTGTGGCATCAACTTGTTGATTGTAATTGCTACCATAATTTAGGTATATTTCATTTCTAACATCTGCTGAACGCATGATTGTAGATAAGCCAGCGCCTAACGCATGGCGAGCATCTAGTTCAACATAACCATTGTTTAGTAAATAATTCTGCCTATGGTCTGCATCTGCATAATTTATGTTACCGGCATTGTCCTCATAAATATAACCAAATGCTGAAGTTGCAATATCTGAAACAACATTGTAAATCGTGTCAGTAACATTTGATTGGGAACTCATTGTGTAAAGACCCGGCTGATCTATTTCGCCAAGCCCTAAATTGACGGCATCTTCCCAAGTTTCGGTTGGATCATAAGTTGACCATTGTGAAGCTGCTGGCACATCATTCCAAGTTCCAAGCAATACGCTTGAAAGAATGTTATAAATTTGGTCGCCATCTTCATCTTGCGAAATGTTGTCATTAAAGATTTCTTTGGTTAATCTTGTTAATGAACCCATGGCTAAAAGGGTGTATTGAATGACTGTGCTTGTCGCTCCAGTAGCACCCACTTCAACAGTTACATCTGCTATGTCTCCACCAAATAAACTTACATAAGATCCAGTTGAATCTTTTACTTGCAAGTCAAAAGAATTATTAATATCAAATGGAAGTGTTTGATTATTTAATGCAACCAGCGTAACTTGCATATAGGAAGGAAGTGGCTGTGAATAAATATCGGTTCGACCAGATGCGTGTTGAACATCTGAAATTGTTATATCAGTATAATCAACCCCACCGACAGTTAATTTCCAATCAGGTGTAAATGCTGTCATTTCAGACCAGATACACTTCGATCTGCTTGACCATTCAAATATCTTTGCAAGGCTCTTGCAGTTCCCTCAGGATCTACTGCGCCGTTAATTGTTATGTTATTAATTTGACCCATACCGCCACCGCCAAAATTGCCACTTGTTGAAGGGTAACTTGAAACCGCTACGTCTCCACCACCAGCAAATTGTGATAATCCATAAGTTGCAGCCACAGCAGCTAAAGCAGCAGCAGCAGCACCAACTGAAGTTCCACCAGTAGCAAATGCGGTTGCCACGGCTGCACCGGCAGCAGCAGTTCGTAGGGCTTTCATGGCAGTTACTAAAGTCATGATTGCAGTTACAAATGCGACGATCTTAGATGCAACAAATACGCCAATAATAATTGCACCCAATACTGCTAATTCTTTTCTAATACTAATTACAAATTCAAGAGTTGATCTAATCTGCTCGCCAAATTGAAATGCGCCTTCAGTAGCTTCAGTTATACCAGCGGTAACGCCATCCTCACCAGAGAATCCGGCAGCGAATGCTTGAATTAAAGGAACGGCAGTTTCTAAGAAATAATCTGCCAATTCTTTAACAATAGGTAACAAGGCTGTTCCAATTTGCTCTTTAGTTTCATCGACAGCGATAGTTAATTGTCTAAACTTAAACTCAGCATTGGTAGCTTCATTATCAATAAACCCTTGATAGGTTGCCCTTAATTGATTGGTCGTTTCCTCGAAAGATTGGGTTCTAAGGGTGGCTGCATCAATTCCTAGACCTAACTTACCCAAAGCGGTATTTGACCCGTCATAAGCCCTTCCTAGGGCGTTTGTGACCGATTCTAAAGGCTTGCCTGTGGCTATGCTGATCTCTTGAGCCAAAGTCAATAAATCTTGAGCCTTGGTTACATCTTGAGTAGATCTGATAAGTCTTGAAAATGCAGGTCTTAAAACATCATCGGTTGTAGCTGTTGCAATAGATTGTTTAGTTATGTATTTATCAATTGCTGAAATTTGATCTTCGGTGGCTTTAGTGCTTGATCTAATAACTTGCTCTAAATTCTTACGACTTTTTTCATCCTCAGCTGCTGCCTTTACTGCTGATACCGCAAATGCGCCCGCTGCTGCTCCTACTACAGCAAATGCTAATGCCGCCTTTTTACCAAAATCTATGATCTGGGCTGCTGATTTATCAACTGCTTTTTCAGCATCTTTTAAACCTTTTTGTAAATTATCAATATCCGCAGCAAGTGCGATCGTTAATGGTTTAGCCATCATTTCCACTCACCTCTAACTTCTAACACAGCCTTCTCAAATCTCTTAATTACATCCGGTAACATTTTCCTAATTGTAGGATAAATGAACCAACCTTTAGCACCAATACCGCTTGGCGATTTACCAGACCAAACTGGGAATTGTTTAAATCTATTTGATCCAAACTCAACACCGCCACCAATTCCAACTTTAGGATTATCGCCCTTACTGGAGAATTGAGTAGTTGCGCCACCACTTAGTTTTTGACTTGCTAAACCAAATCTAATTTCACCAAGTAAAGATGATTTTTTAACAGATCCGCCATCGGCAATTCTCTTGGCAACTTTATTTGGTCGGCCGGAAGCAGCTCTACGGATCTCAGATAATTCATCCTGTGCTATTTCGCCTACTGCTCTTTTCATTTGATCTTGAGCAGCATCATCCATTTGGCGCAACACTTTAACGATAGAGTTTAATTCTTTTTTATCATAGGCTATTGAAGGAGTGGTCATTTGTGTCTATCCTCCAATATCTCTAAAGCTGTTAAAACATCCGATCCATCTACCCATTCGCTCATTGGAATTTGAGTTGCTATTGACAACTGAACCAATAACCGACTAAGGCTTCCTACTGGATGGCTTTTGGGTTCACATCACCGACTTGAATATCGGCAACGGTTTCCATCCAAGCTTCATAAGGTTTGACAGCCTTACCAGCTGCTTCTCGCTTATGTGCGTGGTAAGCCAAAAACATCAAATCATTAACACCGATCTTTTCAGATGCTTGGCTAATGATATTTCCTGTCTTTTGCTCCCACTTAGCCCACTCAGGCGGTTGGGCTGTGTAGATTGCTTCCTCGCCTGAGTTATATGTAATTGTAATTGCTAGTTTCATTTGTTTGCTCCCGTTTTATTTATTAAGCGAAGTTCTCTGCTGGCACTCCAATAACTTGGAATGAAAGAGAAACTGTTTGTGCATCTGGTGCAGTTCCACCAGCTGATGGCCATGATGGCAATACTTGAAAAGTAAAGACTGCGCCTGAAGTGGCTGTGAATACTGTGTTGATGCCTGTGTCTGGAGCAGACTCAGAAACGCCCCATAGAATCTCACAAAGAGATCCGGTTGCGCCCCAGTCGGCTAACATTTCAACATCAAATGTGAAGTTGTTATCAGTTACTTTAAAGACTTTTCCGTCTAATGTCTGATAGGTCTGACGATCCATTTCGCCAGTAAGAGTTGCAGTTGTAGCTTGTGCATCGAAATTGTTACCGCCGATTGTGAAGGTAACATCCCGACCTGTTATAACGGTGGTAGGCATTTTCGCTCCTTATGTTGTTTGTTGATAATAGGTTGAAACATTTATATCAGACACCAACAAAGTTGATGCTCCGACTTGTGTAACTGTTGGTCTTTCGACCGATCCGACAATATATCCCGCAGGAATAATTGCCAGAATGCTCATAAGTAATTGCTCGATATTATCGAGAGATGCTGGATTGCTGTTATATGCAACCGCAGCTGTGATTGTCATATTGACTCGACATCTAACAGATGACTTACCAATAGTTTCAATTTCAAGATATGGTGATGATGGAACTAAAACAACTGCTGGTGGGATTACAGACTCAGGAACGAAACTGTAAACATTTCCAGCCACACCTGCTAAAGCAGTTGCAAGTGGTTGTCTAACAGATGAAAGAATTGTTGATGGTGGCATTATTGAGCAATTCCCTCAACATCAACATAAGGCCCAAGAATTCCAATTACGCGTGAATATAAACTGCGACCCATTCTGTAAGGAGTAGCTGTAAAATCAACGCCTTCAATTTGTCCACCTGCTGCAACTCTTGATTGGAATACTTCAACCGAAATTGTGAAAACTGCTGATTTAATTGATTGATTTCCAACATAAGTTGATGCGCCTGTTAATGTGGCACTTCCGCTTGGAATGACATTTGCTTCAATAATATCTGCGTTTGTGATACTAGCTGAAAAAGTATAGTCGCCAAGATTGTCTGCTAATACTGTGCGAGTTCCGTTATATGGACTCAAGCAACCAGCAATAACTACCGATTGGCCTTCGGTAAATTCGTGCACGCCAACTGTTGTAAATGTGGCAACATTATCTTGTAAAACTGTTTTTTGAACTGCGCTCTTAAATGTAACTAACATTGGCAGAATAGTGTTTTCTGCTGTGTCAATAATTCCGTCTAAATAAGCATCGTTATACAAGGATGATGACACACCAAGCACAGATCTCAACTCGGTGGCTGTAATTATACTTGGCATGTCATCTCCT